ATCTATGAGTAATGATTTAGGTAGATGGATGGGTGCTTGTAGTGATATCAAAAAGGCAGAAGAATTCTCAAAGAAACCTCCACTGTTTAAAAAGCTATTTGCCTCTGGAAGTGTAGAAGAAGATGCACTACAGTCGTTTATGGCTAAAACGAAAACAGACGATATGAGAACAGAACTAAGGAATATAATATCAATGACACGTGGACCATCAGCATGGAAAGAATTAGTAGAGACAGAAGGTAGGATTCGAAAATCAAGACAGCAGGCAATATACGATCAAGAAGAACGTCAACGACAATTCTTTGAGATGATAGCTATTGGTGCAGCAATTATTATAAGTTTAGGTACAGTCGGATTCCTACTATGGGCATTCGTTCAAGCATAAAAAAAGGGGAGCAATTAAGCTCCCCTTTCTGGTAGTTGCCTGGATGAAATTATCCAGCGGCAAGCTTATTAAAGTATGATAATGAATCGTCATCATCTACTGCGCCTGCAGCTTGTGGTACAAAGCTAGGTTGCTGCGGAGCGGGTTCTGCAGCAGTTCGTTGCATTGGAGCAGACATAGTTTCATCAAGAGATACAGACTCAGCTGTAGTCATGACGGCACCTTCTTCACCAAGTACACGATTTAATTTAGCTTTAAGCTCTTCATAAGTTTTGAAGTTCTTAGGATCAACGATCTCTGACAAGCTGTACAGAGTATTGTAGATAGTTTCAAGTTTAGCCTCATCGTCAGATAAAGCTTTAGCTGCAGAGAACTCAGACTTATCATAGTTGCGATAACCAGCAACCTGTTGTATCTTAAGTTTAAAGTCTGCACCTTCCCAGAAATCGTATGGATTGACCGGAGTCTCATCCGCGAAAGCTGGTTGCATTACATCCATGACCTTATCAAAGATCTTCTTACCGAATGTGTATAGGAATGTTTTCCCATCATTCGAAGGATTGGATGGATCAGATACTACCAAGATATTTGACACATAGTGCAAGCGACGCTTACGATTACGTGCGATATCTTTGTCTTCATCACGACCAGAGTTCCATAGAACACTATTCATTTCAGAGACTGGATCATCTTTACCGATAGTAGTTAACGAATTCTCGATGTACCACTGACCAGTTGGTCCTTTAAAACCATGATCCCAGTAGCGAACCCAAGGTAATTCTTCACCTTCGGATGCTGGTAAAAACCTGATAACAGCATAACCGTTACCGGCTTTATCTACTGTTGGTTTCCAAAAGCGTTCATCAACGTATGAGACCTTCTGACCACCGCCGACAGCTTCAGCTGCTTTGGTGAGAGATGCGATATCAGCGCGATTTCGTTTAAGATTTGCAAAAGACATATTGTATTCCTTATATTACAGTGTATGTTTGTGTGATTTGATATGGTTATTATAACACATATCGCTTAGGATGTAAACACTTTAAATACGATTTTTTTCATTTTTTCGACATTTACATTCATTAGCAAGCTATATTTCCGGATCTTGCGTGACACATCTGGCCACAGTATAGGATCCGAAACCTTCTTGTCCGCCCTACTCATAAAGTTAGTTAACTTATTTAAAATAACGACTGACTCTATATGTATATCGCCAGATAAGTAGGATTCCACAACCTTTGGATATTGGTTGCCGATTTCAAACAGCTGATCAAAACTATCAACATTTACTTTATCAAGATCTTGTTGAAAGTTATATCCCAGGGACTCTGTTCTTTTTTGCCAATCACGATATACATGGTCATTACCAAGCATATCGCCAACCCACTTATTGTCTGCAACAAAGTGTGCAGCATAATAATTGATCAGCTCGGGTGGTGTATCGAACATTCTACCAATCTTGGCAAAGAAGTATTTATCTTTGCGTTTCCAAAATGATTGGGGTCTGGCAGATGTTTTATAATTATACTTCGGTGCATCATAAGACTCTTGCTCGAAATGCAGCTTCAAAGACTGATAGTATCTAAACGCTTCAAAAGGTTCCATTATCATCGTACTTCTTCATCCTTATTGCATTCTGTAAATAGAATATATGCCACTCTTTAGTATTAATGTCAAGAGCAGCTATAGCATCCAACTCAGGATTACCTTTATAATCAGCTGCATCCATTAAGCTATAAAAGCCTATAGGCATTGCATCTAGTTTACCGATCATATCACGGTTAAGAGTGAGACACCTTGATCGTCTACGGTTTTCATTGTCCATATAGGTTATACTATACACACCGTCTTCGAGTAGTTCAATCAATTGATATTTGTCGTAATGCAAACTCATATTGGAAGTCGAGCTCCTCCGCCTTTAATGGCATTCACTTCAAGAGCTTCAGCTTCAATCTTATCTATAATGACAGGACTCAATAGCCTCTTAATATCTTCAGGTGGCAATTCCCTTTCTTCACATACGATTAAGACAGCTTCAATATAAGCTACACGAAGATCTTTGACCTTCTCTTCAACCATAGTAGAAAAGCGTTTCTTTGTAATAATAGGTGTTTCAACCGGATTTTCCCCACTTATAGAAGTGGTGGTCGTCAATAGTTGTAATGTACTCAATAGTTTTACTCCAATACGGTTTAACATTTTTTGAATGATAGTGCGTGCTTCCATGTGATATATCGAACCCTGTTTCGTAGAGATGCACTGCTCTTAGGGCTCTATTCAATGCATCTATCCATGCTGGCGTGTCACGAGGCTTATCAGATAAACCATCGCAATACCAACTAAATTGGCATTTGTTTCTTTTAAGTGTTCCGTTACTATTCTTACTAGAGTCTTCAACTACTTCGCATATTGTATCTGGATACCGATCATCGGCAACTCGATTTAGTACTACGTGAGTAACTGCAATACCACCATTAGGGGATTGATTGCGTGACTCAAAATATGAATTCAATGCTAAACAGTTTATGTCTTCAGAAGATATAATATCTGTCTGTGCCGCAATTGAATCTAGAGGAGGCTTACCTTCCATTTGTTCTAGTGTAAGGTCTGTATTAGATGCTCCATTAACGTCGGAACCTAAAACCATTATTGCTGAAACAACAGCTAATTGTCTTATCATTTATCTACCACTCTCATCAATATACAGTCTGCGTTAATGCGACCGTTTGGTTTTGATTCTTTTGTAGTTAGCTTAGACCAAGCATTGTCAATTTGTTTAATCGACTTTGTTTGTACTAAACTTAAGAAGTCAGCAGGTTTACGTAACCTGATCTTTCTAGAGGTATCATCAACTCCCTGTAGAGTTGTACCCTTGACAGAGAACCCGCTCGTGACTCCTGACACATATTCGGTGATTTCACGTGTCTTGGAATTAAAGACATAAAGCCTCATCATTCCAACTATTGAGATAGGATTGATGGAGACCAGTTTGTTCTCACTATCATCTTTCCTGTACTTCATTTTTGCGACTTGCTTATCTGCCGACTTTACACGTGGTTTACTTACCTTACGTGTAGCAGCGCTTGCAGCTTTCAGTTTATCACAGTCATCTAGCATCACTTCGACGTGAGTAATACGCCGTCTCATAACAGAACGCTTGATGTGTGAATAGCCTTCCACGGCCTGGTCACAGCGCTTGTGATAAGAATCGCTAAAGTCAAGAAGCCATCCCTCAAGGATCTTTCGAACGGGTCCTGCCGCTTTACCTGTAAGACCATGGAAGCGAAGCCTGTTGTATAAATCAAACTCAGGTTCTTCACCACCGATCCATGCATCTTGCAGATCGTCCAGCTCAGTTAAAATTGTGTCATTTAACTTTTGCTGGTATCGTTGAAGTGGAGTCAAAACAATCACATTAGACTTTGCACTAGTATCCTCTTTCTTATTTTTAAGAAGTTCTTTACCAGTCTTGGTCGCTTCATCAATGAAACGACGGATAGCCTCATGCCCATCATAAAAGGACTCTACTTCAACAATCTTCGTGCTGCCGTCCATTTGAAGGACGTTGCGGTTAATGATCCGCTTCTCAAACTCTAGTCCGAGATTGGACCATTCCATACACGCAGCAACATGTGTCCGAACGGTAAACACCCATTCAGGACAAGCTAATATGGCGGCTGCATCTGATTTAGTGCATGTCTTTTTAACATACGACTTCATCAGCTTGACAGCATCTTTACGGTCAACATCACCTTGGAAATAGCTTCTATAGTATTCGAAACCTTTGTCAACAGGTGCAGCGTTAATACCGGTACGTGCCCGGCGTGGGATAACTACTTTCTTTTTCTTGACCTTTGCGATGCGTCTTGTAACCGCCATGATATTCTCCTCTGATTATAGATACTATTCTATCATAGTTGATAGAGAATGTACACAGTTAATTTCGCTTTATACGACTTTTTTTACATTAGTCATTAAGAACGATCTCCAACCTTCGGCATTAACGTCATAACATTTAATAGCGCCGATTGTAGTATCAACACCTTCAACGTAATTTCCATCGGTTTTAGGATGTGCTTCTCTAGGGATTCTTCCCATATCCAAAGTACAATCCATTTCACGCTCATCACCATTAAGTTTAGTGAAAGTAACAGTGATTACTCCTTCGCGGAGTCGGTTTAAGATTTCATCTCTATTCATTAAATGTGTCCTTCTAAGATTAAACGATGTTGGCAATAATCTCCATAACTTACGGAGTACTTCTCTTTATCAGCTGGCAACTCGGGGGAGTCATCTTCCAGCCATTTATCACGCAGGAATACTTTTGAGTTGTATACCCGCTCTTTTAATCTCTCGCCTGCATCAATCATTGCTTGAGCAGTATTCATGATTTCATCTACGCCTTCTTCAGCATCAGATGGATCATACACTAAATTACCGGACATTAAACAATGCATACTAAATGCAGAGTCTGTAATTGTTTCCCAATCAGAAGATTGAGACGCAGTTGGACTATCGTTTTGTCCGATATAAAAATCAGTAGTGATTCCTTCTAAATCAGCACTGATGTCTAGATCCACATCTAGGTTGACTTGTTGCATTAGTTTCTCCTCATTTGAGCTATATCTATTGCTTGGCTTGTGCCACGCATGATTGGGACTGCATTGGATTTGTGCATTTGACCGATTCCGACGATGAGGTCTCCTGTATATTTTGGGACTTCTTTTCTGGAACAGGCGCCTGGAATTGAATCCGACGTTTGGAGGCTTCTATACTCCTTTGTGTTGCGGACATACGATTTGGTTGGCGCATACTCTACAAATTCCTTTTTGATTTTTGGCATGTTGCCAGTGATATAGTCTACATAATTTTGTAATGTTTCGAACTGCAAACTATGCATATTTTTACGACGCATGTCTTTATTATATTTGCGCCACTCCATCTCAACAGCTTTCATATCAAGCTTCTTAGATTTCTTTTTAGATTTGCCAAGGCCTTGTACACCTTGAATCATATGCATGCTCATAGCTTCTTTTCCTATCATCAAAATTAAAACTACTTAAATCAGCGCTGACGCTGGTTAAAATAGTTTTCGTGGGAGGGGCTTACTGCAGAGCCCCTCCCCTTATCTGCATTTCGTATGCAGCAACCGTCTGGCTTATACGGTACCAGCTGCTCTACCGACCTAATGAAAGTGTACATTATTCACTAGGATTTCCGTCGGGAACTTTGACGTCTGTCTAGGCAGGAGTCTATCCCCAATCGTTATCGTATTTCGTTGTCTCGCGCATAGTCTCACCGTAGTATTGATCGGCGTACTTAGATGCGTCAGTCCATTGGTTGTGATTATCATCCATCTTATCGATTGATTTGAAGAATGCTGCGGTTACATCTTTAACTTCTGATTTACGAACAGTGTAATCAGAAGACGCTGACACAGTTTTAGACTTAGCTGTTAGCTTAGCCTTGAAAGCTGCGTTACTACGTTTCTTTGCCATTATCTTGTCATGAACTTCTTTGATCATTGCAAGGCGATTAGCTTTTTGGGCGTCTGTCATAATATTCATAATATAGTTCTCACTTATTTGTTATCGTTAATAGTATTCTAACACGGTTAGAAAGGTTTGTACACAACTATTTTAGTACTATGACACTTTTATTTTTGTCTGTGACATATATGTCACACTTTTCCATCCGCCGTCTATCATAAACTCATCAAGGAGACCGAAGGCATTTTGCTCGACAACCCAATTATCTGCATCTTCTCTTGTCGTAAAAGACTCAGATAGTTTGACATCATTCTTAAGAGTGACGTAAGCAGTTATTGTTTCTGTGTTGTTCATTATGTTATTCTCCTCAATTATTATGTAACCATTATACCACAGTTGATTTCATAAGTACACAACTATTTTGTAAGATTTTGTAAATAGTTATTGGGGTGTGACATAATTATCACAGTGTTGGTTCTCCAATCCAGACAGTAACAAAAGCAAGATCACCTTCAACTTTAGTGATCATATACTCAGTATTAGCATCCATCAAAGCCTTTCGAAGCTTATTAAGCTGCTCCTTATTTACTGGATTTTGAGGTTGTAAATCCATTATTTGAAAACTCCATTCGCTCTCATTTGAGCTAGTTTATCAGCTATAGAAGAATTAGTCGCAAAAGCTTGTTTGCGTGCCTTCTGAACCTTCTTAGTATCTAAAGCTTTAAAGATTCTGTCGAGATCTTCAATCGAATAATCGATATCAACAACGGCATCTTTGATCGCCTCATTGAACTGACGAGTAGTGCACTCGGAATAGTCAATACCATTACAGTCCATTTGATATTCAATCTTTAATGCTCGGTCTATAGAACAACCGGTAAAAGCTCTGATATCTTTAATTCTTTGGGTAATTTTCACAATGTCTCTCCTCATTTTGTGTAACCATTATAACACGTTTAAAATCGTTTGTACACAGTTAATTTCATTTTTTTGAATTTAATTTACCAATCCAATGTGTACAATCATCGCAGGGATCAGTCTTTTCCATTAAGAAACAAAAGTATCAAAAGCTTCGTCAATTTTTGTTCGCTCAGCAGCAAAAAATCTGTAGACACCTTGCTCCCAAAGAATCTTAGCATCATCATCAGAATCAAAACCTTCTTCAGAAGCAAAGTCCATTGAAGAAGAAGCCATAACTGAACCGTCAAAACCATTCTCCTGAAGGAAATAAGCAATCGATTTGGCAGTAGCTGCTTTAGCAACACTGCTATTATTTGAGAACATTTCGATTTGGCCGTTGTTAGCTGTAATAAAGTCGATCATAATATTGTCTCCTCAGACGTTGTTTTATCTCTTGATACCTTTATACCACATCAGAATAGGTTTGTACACAGTTAATTTAGTCTTTTTTCACTTTATTTGATATTAATGCGAAAGTGTTACATATATGTTACAA